AGGCGTTTAAACACGACCTTGAGTGGGGCTTTATGGAGAGCATGAAGGACGAAGACAAACGTGAAGAGCATTACCACGTGCTGCGAGACTTGCGCGATCAGCTATTTGAAATGCGCTTGATTGCCGCCGGAGAAGATCTCCTGAACGAAAGTACTGTGTGATAAGTTGTTGTTGAGGGAACATTCCCCTCCTAGGAGTCAATATGGATAAGAAAAGAGGCGGACTGGACAGTCGCAAGCCTGATTGGGCTGGCAGCATGATGTATGGTGCCCCCCAACAATCAGTTCTCAAACAATGGCCACGGAGCAATGCATCTTGCCATTGCGAGTACGCACGCCCTGGGTTTAACAACACAGTTCGTGACATGGCTGAGAAAAAAATGCACAGCAAAGAGCTGGGCGACAAGGCGATGTATGTCTAAGCCGCGAGGCAACGGGGGTGGGAACACCCCTTATTCCACAGTGAATCATCGCATCAAACGCAACAGCCGTAACCTGACTGCTGAAGGTCTGAAAGCTGCGCAGACAGGCAACACGGGGACGGTGGAAGATTACCGCCGTGAGTTTGAGAACGACTATGCGCGCGAACTGCACGCTGCGATCGAAGGCAACGCCAAGACTGCAAAACAGTTTTTTATTTATGTCGTGCGCAAACCCATGTATGGGGTAGAAACCGACAATGTGTATAGACAGGTGTTCATGGGATTGCACATGCGCCCACGAGCCGAGCCGAACACAGATTGTTGGTATATCGATATCGAGAAATACGAAGCAGAGCTGTTGTGGGTGCTGCCAACGCGTTTGGCGATCCAACAGCTAGCAATCACCCCGCCGCCAGGGGCTGACCCATTCTTGGTTTCTAGCGTAAAGGAGTACGTAAATGGATCCCTCAACACCGAATACGACAGAATCGCTGCCCTCGGAGCCAACCCCGAAGTCAGCGGAGTACAACTGGAGGGAGATGAGGGAGGCACAACGCCGCCTCAGCGACGAAAACGCTCAGCTAAAACAAAAGCTTGACCAGTTAGCGCAGCTGCAAGCCCAATCCACCCAACCCAAAGCTCCGGAAATTAACCTGGCGCCGGACGATCTAATTGATTACCGGACAGCGCAAGCGTTGGCTGAACAGCGTGCCAAACAGATTGTAGACACGCAGATGGGCCAGCTTGCTCAGGTGCAGCGCGTGCAATACGCTGAGCTAGCTCTGAAGCAGCAGTTTCCCGACATTGAAAAGGTCCTGTTAGATCGCGACATTCAAGAACGTGTTGCGCGCGAAGATCCTGAATTCTGGGAAGCTGCCCAGATGATTCCTGATCCGTACCGCAAGGGCGCGGCCATGTACAAGCTAATGAAAAAGTACGTCGCTGATCCAGAGACTGACGCGGCAAAAGCCCAGATGGCCAAAAATCTGGCCAAACCGATTCCAGGTCCTGGTATGCAGCGCAACAGTCCCATCGCTCAAGGGCTCATCAGTCCGACCAAATTGACCCCCAAGCAAGCGAGAGAAAACCTCATGTCCGTGCTGCCGCAGTGGCAACGCTAATAAACTTTTCAAGCATGGGTTACCGTAGGGAAAAACACGGTGGCCCATGCGCTTTGAAAACGGCAGTTCCTTTGGCTTTCAATCTCCTTTTGGTCCGGCAGCTCCTCCATGTAATCAAGGAAGCGCTCCGTCCGGTTCGCTGCGCTCGTATATGGAACAGTGTTACATGCGAGCACAGACCCCTCTGCAGTCCTACTGGGCCGAGTCTGACGTGGACACACGGTATTACCTGGGTGACCAATCACTCTACAATCGACCCATCGGCAACGCTCCGTCATTTCGCAAACAGGGCTTCAACTTCAATCTAATCCGCCCTGTGATCCAGATGGTCACTGGCTATCAAAGGCAGCACCGCAAAAGCATCATCCTAACGCCAGAAGACGACACGGATGCCTATGCCTGTTCGCAGCTAACAAAGCTTGTCATGTGGGCGGTCAACCGCGACCGTATGCTAGAGACCATCAGCGAGGCCTTCGAGGGTGCACTGATCACAGGCATGAACCTGCTGTATATGGGGCTGGACTACAATACAGACCCGATAAATGGAGAGCTGTACCTCAATCGGTTGGCCTACAACGAGTACGCCATGGATCCGTTCTGGAAAAAGCCTGACCTATCGGATTGTGGCTGGGTCTGGATGCGCAAAGTCGTCTCGGACGAGGAGTGTCGCAGAATCCTACCCGGTGACGTACCAATAGTGGGACAAGGCCGTGGCTATCGGGATGGCAAATTCCAGTACCTTCCAGAGTTGATGGTGCAGCCGCAAGTCGGACAGCGCACGGTGGATGAGTTTTGGTATCAGGATCAGCGCTCTCAACAGTTCCTCATCGATGTGCGGTCAGGAGATCGTATGCCATGGAGAGGAGACCAAAACAATCTTGACATGATCACGCAGACATTTGCGCAGATCGACGTCATCGAGATGATGGTGCCCACCGTGCGTCTCTGCATTTGTGTCGATGGTGCCCAGGTGATGGACACTCAAAATCCCTACGGCAGCGATAGCTACCCCTTTATCCCTGTTTTTGCCTACTACCGACCTGAGGCGGCTCAATGGCCACTGCGCGTTCAGGGGATTACCCGCATGGTCCGCGATCCACAATGGATCTACAACCGCCTCCGACTGAACGAGCTCGACATTCTAGAAAGCCAGCCCAACAGTGGTTGGATCTACAAAGAAAATGCCGTTGTCAATCCGCAAGATCTGCTGAACGTTGGGCAAGGTCGACTGATTGCGTTGCGTGACGAAGCTAATCTTGGAGATCTCCAGCAGATCCAGTGCCCGCGCGTAGACGCGTCCATGATCCAGCTAAGCGATCAGATGAAGTCGTTGATCCGTGACGTCTCTGGCGTCAACGAAGAGCTGCTAGGGGCAGCAGAAGACGAAAAAGCAGGCATCCTAAGCATGCTTCGACAAGGCGCTGGTCTGACGACGCTACAGACGCTGTTCGATCATCTAGATTGCAGCCAAAAGATCCTGGGTCAACGCATGATTGAAATGATCCAAATGAACTGGCGCCCAGAAAAAATCGAGCGCATCACCAACGAGCAGATCGATCCGAAGCTAAAAACCCAGGCGTTTATTCGCTACGACTGCGTCGTTGAGGAGGGCCTGAACACCAGCACCCAGAAGCAGATGCAGTTTGCTCAGCTGCTGCAGCTACAACAGCTCGGCGTGCCCATTCCTCCAGAGCAGCTCATCGAAGCTAGCACCCTGCAAAACAAGCATGAGCTGCTGGAGAGCATCGAGATCCGGCAACAAGCTGAGCAGCAAGCCATGCAGGCACAACAACAGGCCGCGCAACAGGCTGCTATGGCTAAGGCTCAAGCTGACCAAGCCAAAGCCGCTAGCGACATGGCGATGGCAGAAGAGCGGCAAGCTCGTAGCAAACTAGTGCCATTCGAAGCGTTGCAAAAGGTACGCGACAGCGAGCGTGCTGAAGAACAAGGCCTGCTCGACCTAATTAAAGCCATGAAAGAGCTGCAACAGATGGATTTTGCCGCGTTGCGTGACGCCATGATGCTAGCTCAGTCGCTCAAGGACCGTAATGCAGCCGAAGAACAGGCTGCGCTTGCAGCAACAAAACCTGCGCAGGCAGATGTTTCAGCTAACATGCAGGCTCCTGCTGCGGCAAATGTTGCAGGGATGTAAACTAGACCTTCGCAGCGCGGTGTCCTTGCAGTTGAGTCGATCCTCTGTTTGTGCGCTCGTTCTTCAAAAAGCGCTGCGATTTTCTACGGCTGTGGCACCTTGAGTAGGTTAAAGCAAAAAAGGTGCCCTTCCTCTATGCGTATCTCTACCGCCACACTGAATCGCAAAATCGCAAGCTTCATGGATCAACTGCAATCCGATGATGCTTGGGTCGTGCTGTATCCCCATGACATGAGTCAAGATCGTGCTAAGACAATCGCGACGGCGATGGGATGGAAAGGCGCGGCCAAAGACGTTTTCTATCCGTGCTTTAGCCTGGGAAACGTAGTCGTGCGACGCCTATCCTAGAAAGATGTTACACGGCAAGCCCATCTTGTAGGCATGAGCTAGCCTTTGAATTTGCATATCGATCTCATGAGCATTGTCATCGATGCGGGCAACCCATTCATCAATGTCATCACTCATCGCTAATTGCAAATCGCAAGAGCGGATCACGTCGCCAGGACTGTATAGGGCACGCTCGACCGCGTAGTGATGCAGAGACTCTTCGTTAAGATTCATCGCGATGGCGTAGTCCTGGACATGCCCCTTACGGGGTAAGTGAGCGAACCTGCCTGCGACGTAAAGCGCAACGGGAGGATAGATATCCAAAGTGGCCATATAGACCTCCGTAGGCTCCACATTGTCGTCTAAATGGGTATATCGCGCCTGTGCAAACATCCTGGGGCGGGTCGGGGTGCTCCTTCCCCATGGCGGCCCGCACTTTCCAATAAAAGCCTTACTACATACAGTTTAGATAGCTGTACCGGAGCTCAGCCCTCCATCGGTGTATCGGGAGTCACCAACCCAGTCCCTGCGTACGAGAGACCTCGCAAGTCCTAGAAGTAACAACCTCTAGTTCGTAGACAACATGACAGTCTCTACATTGAGCGGTCCAACGACCACTCTGAACATGCCGCCAGCGGTGCAACAGGCGTTGTCAGATTACATTCTGGCCACACCCGAAGCCGACCTGATTCACATGTTCCCGGTAAAGCGTTTTTCGCTTCCGATGAACAGCGGTAACACCCTGCGTATGGTTCGTTTCGACAACCTGCCAGTGGTCAAACAACCTTTGCCCCAGAACGGGACGATCCCGGCTCCTGCGGTGCAGACAGACGAATTCGTCGATGCACGTATTCGTTACTACGGTCAATCCGTGCTCCTCAACGAGCAGGTAAAAAATTTGGTATGCCTGCTTAAAACTACTAGTGATTACTTGGAAAGCCTAAACGCCGCCTAGGCGCATGGTAACCAGAGGCAAGTGTCCATATGTCAGCGCTGATTTTCAGCTTTAATGAGTTGTACAAGATGCTCGCGATGAGCTCTCTCCTCGTCGGTCACGGCTTTGCTGCCGCGTCCAGCCTGGAAGGTAGCTCGCAACTCCAGCATCAACTCAGCCTGACGCTTTTTGACGACCAGGAATGGCAAAGCTCCTTGCAGAGCGGCCACCATATTATCTCCGTTGCAGTACCACTTAAAAACTCGCTTTCTAGCGTTCTTTGGGGTCTGCGCAGGAGTGTATTCAGCAGTGTTTCCTATCAACCGCTCATCGATCCAATCGATCAGCCTATGGTCACTGTTAACCACCGTCAGTGTGGTTTGGCAACAGACGTAAACTTTCCCACTGGGTTGTTTACTTGGAACGGAGGCCGAGGCGTAAATGCTTCCTTCTCCATCCAAGATGCCAGCAAAATATGCCCATTCCGCGTCCGTCATAATGGCTCTTTTCTAATGCCGCTACAGCATATGAAAACTAAGCATGGATGTACAGCCGCAACGACTAAGTCTAGTGGCACCCGCAAGGGTGAAGCGATAGTCTGCTCTATAGGGAAACCTATAGAGGGAGATCCGAAGAGGTTTCCCCGCCACGCAAGTGGTCAGTACGGGTGGTTCCCGGAAAGTAACAGCACTCGATACCTCGAGAACCAACAGCCAGTATTTGTTGGCGCTACAGAGCGTCTTCAGTACTGCTTCCAGCTTTCGCAAGACCAACTGATCCGTGACGCTATGGCGGCCACGACATCGGTTG